ATTACTAATTAGTAGGGTAAGTAGTATAAGTAAGTGTTTCATTTTCTCTCCACGAGTCTATCTAGCTTTTCCTCTATCCTATCAAACTTACTCATTATTTGACTAAGGACTTGGTTTGAGTCAGCTTTAGTAACATAGTCTTCTCTAGTCCTGTTTAATAGTATTCGTAGTCTACTTAACTCTATTACATAGCCTCTTAGTACAAAACCAATAAAGCCAATACCTAGTGTTAGTACACTACTCCATAGATCAGTCATTTCCATAATTAAGCCCTAAATACTTTAACTATAGCGAATACTGCGTTCTGACTAGGTGGTACTTGACCATACCTAAGAACAATACCTTCGTTTGAATACACTTGAAGCTCAAAGTTATTTGTACCACTAATTGTAAATTCCCCTGCTCCCATAAAGTTTAAGTTCTGCCAATCACCTATTTTCATAGACTGACCAACTATAGCGTTAGAGCCAGCAGATGTATTTCTAAGTCTACTTCCAACCTTATCTGCTGTATCAGATGCAACTCTTGCTACAGGTAAACTATATTCAACATAGTAAGAACCTGCTGGAAGGCTAAATACGTAACTAGATAAGCCAGCCCCTATAGTATTTATCTTCATGGAACTAAGAGGTGCTTTTTGCCAAGTAGAGTTACCGTAGTTAGATGGGCTATAACCACTAACCTCATCTTGCATTAGTACTAAAGGTTTTGTAGATACAGAAGCGTTAATAGCCGCTTTAACATTAGCTGGAGATACTAGGCTTTGTGTAGTACCAGTACCTGTTTCCCAAATTGATGTAGCTTGATCTCCAAGTATACCTGTTTGTGTACCAGAGGTATTAGTTACTACAGTGTTATCAAGTATCTTGAACAGATGGTTTGATTGATCTAAGTAACCAACATTTATCCAAGTAGAGTCAGACTCAGACCTAACTTTTAATATGTTAGCAGAAGTGTCATACCACATCATATTAGCATAGGTAGTAGAAGGAGCAGAACTCCCACTGTTTAAACTACCTAATGCTTGTAGTGCATTATTTAAATCAGACCTAAAACTAGGAAATGTTTGATTGGAAATCACCAAATCGTTTTGCGACATTAATTGTACTCCACATAAGCTGTTAGTGCTGAAACAGACGGGGTTATATCGTTGCTAGAAGACGTAAGTTTAACCTTAAATCTAAATGCCCTTGCACTAAGGTCTGCAACTTTAATTGCTGTATAAGGCGACCAAGTAGGGCTACCTGCTGGGTTATCTTGTGTTGTAGATACAAGAGTTATTATGTTAGTATCAGAGAACTGACTAGTACCACCAAGATCATCAAATAAACCAACAGCATCATCAAATAAAGCAGGTTGATCATCAAACAATCCAGCAGTATCATCATGCCTTACTGTAGTACCACTTACATATACACGACACCTCTTAACTGTACTATCACCTGTCTGTATGTAACTACTAAACAAGTACTCACCTTCAGATGGTGCAGAAGTGTAGTCATCTATTCTTAGGTTGTTATTAACTACAGCAGAGTTAGTCTTAGACCCTGTAAAGTTTGGACTGTCTACTAATGTTAGTGTGTTAGCTAAAGGTTCTATGTTAGCTACTGGTACAATTACAGCAGTGTAATTAACAGACCCAACACCTGACTTATCATAAGCTCTAACTAAGTAAGTCCCTGCTCTAGCTGGAACTGAAACACTAGAAGCTGGCCTAGGTACTTTATCTACATAGGTTAGTGAGTTAGCCCAAGTAGCTCCTATAAGCTCAGGGGAATAACGTACCCTATAAAACGACAAATCAAGATCAGGAACTGCTTCCCAGTCAAGAGTAATAACAGGTCCATTAACCTCAGCTACAAGTCCAGTTACGTCTGATGGTGGTTCTAGTAGACCAGAAGCATTTATATTAAATACAAACTCCCACTCGCCTTTTATACCAAAAGTATTAATAGCTCTAGCTCTAAAGTCGTAGTCTCCATCTTCAAGGTCTACAGCTTCAAAAGCTCCAAGTTGACCAGTACCTAAAGTAATCCAATCTGTAGCAGATGATAACTTAAATTCAGATTCTACGTGGTCTATACGTTCACCCCCATTAGAGGTAACAACTAAAGTAATAATGTTAGTTAACTTTTCACGTATAACTTGAGTTCTAACAGAAGTAGAAAGACCTACTGGTGGAACTAAGAAGGGCGATAACAAATCAGTATTGTCTCTCTCGTAAACTACACCATCATTAACTTCGTCAAATACAGTTTCAGCAGTCTCACGTAAAGTCATTTGTGTTTGTAAGTCTAAGCCATCTGTAAGACCGAAAGACCACTGTACAACTTCAAACTCTTTGTTATTCCAACCAAACCTAGAGTTAGTAAGTCTTATGTTGTCTCCAACTTGTAACTCTAATGTTCTAAGGCCAAAGTTACCAGTAACTGTAAGCTGTTGTCTATTACGCTCCAAGGAAATTAAAGCAAGTCTTCTAGCTTCTATAGAGTTATCAGTAAATATTAAATCTACATCAGCTACAGATTCTTGGTTGTTGTCAGCAGATAAGAAAGCTACATTAGTTACTTGTGGGTAGTCTGTAGTTTGCCAGTTACTCTCTTCCCCTCTAAATGTACCTTTGATGACATTAAAGTTGTCTCTACGAGAGTGCCTAGTTCCAACACTGATGCTAGAACGAAGGTCGTCTTCATTTATATCCATCACTGGTGCAGTCCAGTAAGCAGGTTTCATACGCCACTTACCTTGAGCATACCACATAGAACCACCCATAGACTTTAGTAGTTCACCTAACATGTCGTAGGGTGTAGATGAAGTAGTAAAAGCACCATTACAAGTATACCTAGTCGTACCAGCAATAGTATTAGTCTGATCACACACATTAGCCGCACTAGTTACTAACGTATCATCTATATTAGATACATCTTCTTCTAGTCCATACTTACTTGTAAGATAATCTCTCATACACAAAGCAGGGTTATCTGACCAAACTGTAGTACTAGTACGAGGGTCGTATAACTTCTTACCTTTAACTGTAGATGTAATAACAGGTATACCGTTAGGAAATGAGTCAGCGTCAAAACCTAGTCTTATGTACATGTAAGCTACACCACGTAGTCTGTGTTCAGAAGTCCACTTACCACCAGACTCATTAACTAGACTAGAATCCGCAGTTTGATCTGTAGCTCCATTATGTGTCTTAACTCTAATTAGTCTTTCTAGTATACCAGAAGTGGCGGCAATTCCATAAGTTGCTTGAAAAGCATCTATCTCAGCTTGAGATGAAAACTCTTGACTAGGAACAATAGAATAGTATTTACCTAATTCCACATTAGAAAAACTACCACCTGTTACTTTAACATAGTTATCACTTACTAGATACCCGTTTGAAGTTACAGATAGTACCTCATCATTAACATATATCTCATCAAAAGATTGTACTTCATGTCCAGCTACAGCTATGATACGATGTAAGTATTTATTACTATCACCTGTAGCTTGGTCATATACTATAGCTCCACCTACTCTAACCTCACCATATATAATCTGATGGTCTTGAGCAGGTCCAATGGAATTAGTTTGATATCCTCTACTAGCCCCAGAGGGAATAGAAGGCTTAGGCATAAGAGCTTTCATAGCCGCCCCAAGAGCGAAAGCTACAGCAAAACTAGTAGCAAATGCCGCCATAGAAAACGCCGCACCTGCCGCCATAGCCATAGCAGTCGTAGAGGCCGCACTCATTAAAGCAACGCCAGCAGTTATAGCCATACTTATTCTCCCTTAAGGTATTTAGAGTATACACGTTCAATGTGTTTAAACTTAAGCCTCTCAAGAACTTTATCGAAGGGCTTATGTACTTTTATATTGATTGTTAACACAGATACTCCATCCTCTTTAAGGCACTTCTCAGCGAACTTAATTAGTCGTATACCAGCGAAACCTCTACGGTAGTCTTTGTGTAAGTAGATTACATCATTGTTAGCAAACGTATGATCTTTGTAGTGTATGTTAGTACCTAGCACTACGACAAAATACCCTACAAGTAAGCTATCTTCTCTAGCTGTAAACACTTTAAGTTTACCTTGTTGCTCTAGATTATTATAAGCATCCCAATCTGGATTTAACTTAATGCTATCTTTATTAAGTGCTATCTCATCCCAGTGCAGTTCTATAAGATACTTTATGTCGTCTTCTACTTGACTAAGAAACTCTTGTTGGTATTTAATTGTCAACCTTACGACCCCAAGGTATTTGTTTATCTTGTAAGTCTTCTACGAAGTCAAAACCAAGATCATTAGTATAAATAGATTTCTGATAACCAGATGTAAACCTAGCTACTCTAGCTCTCTCAAGATCAACTAACTTATTCTCTACTAGTAACTGTATAGTAGATGTCTCACCAGTTTCTTCTATGTTCATCTGATCCATGTAACCTGAGAACAACTCACTAAAGTTAGCTGACTGATCTTCTAAGTTAATCCTAGATCCATCTTGTAGTAGTATATAAGATGCAGATTCTAAAAGTAAGTTACCTTGTATGAATGTACCGAAGTATATGTTACACACACGACCCTGATAAGGCTCACTGAGGGCTAGTGAGAGTACTTCAGAGGGTACACCACTCAACGTAAGTGTAGCCCCCTTTACAGCTAATTCAGCAGTCTCTTCTATAGTAGATATGTTTAGCATTTGACCTAAGCCAATCCACTCAGTACCATCTGATAGAACAAGAGTTCCTTGTCCTGTCCACATTCTTAATACGTTGTTACCATCAAACTGTAGTTCTGTAGCAAAGAACGGGTATACAACATTCTCATTTATACTTGTTATTGTATCATTGCTTAGATCTCTTGACATGTTAGTCCCTATCTTAAGTTTAGTTTACTCAGCAGTATAACCATTACCAGCGGAAATAGCCGCATTAACTTCTGTCATACTTTCGTCTGTCCAATAATCTTTAGCAACCATTAGTTCTAGGTGCTGAGTATTACGATCCACACAGTCTTGTCTGTCTGATGCACCATCATTTGCCATAGCATTACCAGCAATAACGTCATTGATAAGTGCAACTGAGTCACCCATTGCTGAGTAGTTCTGTGCGATTTGTTCTGCTGTTAATTCATCCATTAGTTTATCCTTCTAGGGCTGTAACTTTAGTTTCAAGGGTTTCTATTCTAGTCATAGCTTCTTGTAATGCTTTGACTGCTTTCATGTAGAGTACGGAATAATTTACAGATTTAGTAACTGTCCCTAAATCGTTTCCATTNCCATCTTGGTCAGGGCTTTCATATACCAAACCAGAAGAAACTGTTTCGACCTCTTGTGCAATCACACCAATCTGAGTGTGNGTCTGCCCTTCAATCATATTATAGTTTCGAACCTGTAAGTCTTTAATGTCATCCCATTGAGAATTAGCATCTACAATGTTTTCTTTAAGTTTTTGGTCTGAAAGTGCGCCATAACTGTTATTGGTGTTTTGGATATTACCATTTGTCCAAAGTCGTAAAGAGACTGAAGCACCCTGTATTATACCTGACGAACTATGTATGCCAGTAAAAAATGCGTTTGTAGTTCCTGCACCATTACCGTTTCGTGCAGTGAAATTTGAACTAGTAGAATAAAAATATGCCGCCCCTGTGGCGTCATTGTAAATCCTAACATTACCATCCCCATCAGACAGCACGGTGCGGTTGCTTAAGGTGCGGATGTCTAGGCCGCCTTGGTTGCCGTTGTAACGTCCAAGGATGGTGTTGTTTGAGCCTGTAGTGATATTGTATCCACTATCTACACCAAGAAAGGTGTTGCCATTTACTGTGGAGTTACGACCAGCATCTTTGCCTAAGAACGTATTGCTTACACCAGTAGTATTACTGTAACCTGCTTGATAGCCCACAGCAGTGTTGTTATTTGCGGTGGTGTTAAGAAGGAGAGTGTCATCTCCAATAGCGGTATTAAAAGACCCTGTAGTATTTAAAAGCAAAGCTCCATTGCCTAAACTGGTGTTTGATGCGCCGCTTGTATTTGCACTAAGTGCATTTGAACCAACCGCTGTGTTTTTTCCGCCTGTTAAAGAAGCATCTAAAGCTCCATCACCCAATGCCACGTTGTTTGTACCAACAGGATAGTTTCCGTCTAGTTTAA